GCCAGTTAATCCCCGGACCCACCTACTTGGGCTGGGTTACTTCTTGCGGCGCAGGCGGCTCGCGACACCCACCAGGCCCGTGCCCAGGAGCAGCATGCTCGCCGGCTCAGGCACGACGCCCGTGGGGTTCGGCGTGCAGGGTGGCACCGGGCAGAACGGCGTCGGCGTCGGCACCGTGCCCCGGCTGCCCATTGAGAACTCCTCGAAGCTGCCCTGGGCACTCGGGTCCAGGCCCATCAGCGCGTAGAGGTAGAAGTAGGCATCGCCATCCAGCACGCCGGTCGTCGGAATGTAGAAGTACAAGTCGGCCTTCCCGTTGCCGTTGCCGAAGAGGTCGTAGTCGAGGATGACCTTGTTGTCGCCGCCCGCGTCCAGGTCGTAGAAGGGCGTGTCCGGGCAGCCGTTGGCCTGCACCTCATCCGCCGTGCCCGTGCAGAGCTGCAGCGCGTCAAGGCTGATCTGGCTGGTCGGGGGCGGCTCGCCCAGGTCCAGGATGAACTCGAACCAGGTCTGCTGGTTGAACGTCACCACGTTAGTCATGCTCGCGACCAACACCTCGTGGGTCCAGGTCCCGCCCACCTCGTCGTTGAGGAAGTCCTGGCTGTCAGCCCCGGTATTGTGGCCATCCTCGGTCGGGCTGTTGTGGATGCGCAGGAAGGGCTCGAGCACCCCGGTCCCGGTGGGGGCCAGCTCGCTCGTGACCCAGATCGCGCCGCCGTAGAGCTGCGCGCAGCCCAGCGAACAATCAAGCGGCACAGCCTGGGCAGGACTGGGCAGCAGCAGTACACACACCGCCGCAACGAGGAGCAATACACGCTTCATAGGTAGCCTCCGACTAATTGAGAGTGAACCGGGGGAAGGGCCGAACGCTGCGGACAATACCACAGTAGACCTCTGGTCGTACAGCCCTCAGACCGGGTCGAAGTCGTGGATCGTGTTGCCCGGGTCGAGGCCGTAGGGGTCGCCGTCATGCACCGTGGTCACCCGGCCGCGTGCCGCCCGCACCTCGCGCGCCGGCTGGTCCGGCACCGCGAAGGTCAGGCTCAGCGCATCCGCCAGGTCAGGCGATCGCCCCAGCCGCTTCTTGATCTGTTCCTTCTCCTCGAGCACAAACTTGCCCGCGAGGAACGTGTAGGTGGGCGTCGTCAGCTCGGCCACCAGCTCGCGGATCGGCGGCATCGCCCCGCCGGCCTTCACCCACTTGGCCATCTCGAGCCAGCACTCCGCGCGCCGGTTCTTGTAGCGCAGGTTCAGGCCAGGGTCACTCACTACGACCGGGATCGCCGGGTAGCCGGCCGTGCTCAGGTTGTCGTAGACGCCGTGGCCCCAGTGGCCAGTGTCGTCGATGTAGGTGATGACCTCGTCGAAGGGTGTCCGCGTCCACTTCGTGATCGACATCGCCACGCGCGCCGCGATCGCCACCGTGTTCTGCTGCCGCATGATCACCGGCCGGAAGCTCGCCGCGCCCTGCCTGGGGAAGAGCACCGTCCGGTCATCGCCGAAGCGCGCCACGTCCACCCCGATGCGCTTCTGGCTCCAGTCGTAGCTCGGCTTCAGTAGATGCCGCTTCATGGCCGCCTCGACGTCCTCGATACCCAGCAGGCTGTTGATGCTGGCCGGCGGGAACTCGCCCAGGATGTAGCTCTTGACCCAGGGGTTCTCGCGGCCGTAGGTCGCAATCTGCTCGATCGCCCACTTCAGCGGCTCAGGGCCCACGCGCGCCGCATGCACCCAGGCCTTGGGGTCATCAGGGTCACCCGTGATGCGCACGACCTGCCAGAGGTGCCGCAGCGTGTTGGCCGCCGCGTAGAGCATGCCCTCGAGGCTGATGGGGTTGCCGGCCTGCAGGATCTTCCCGAATTTGCACGTCGCCAGCGCCTGCTCGGCCGCGCGCAGCACCGTGGTGGGAATCGCGCCGCTCTCGTCGATAAGTGCGAGCACATACGCCGCGTGCAGGCCGCTGAGCGTCTTGCCCTGCTCGTCCGCGTTCGCGCTCTTGGGCCAGGCGCGGGCGCTGAGGAACCAGTCCTCCTGGTGGTCGTTGGCGAAGATCCGATTGGCCGTCCACGTAAAGCCGCTGCGCAGAATCTCGCTGCGCCCCTGCCACTTCGCGAACTCGGCCCAGAGGTTGTCCTTGAGGTTTTCCTTGCTGATGCTGACCGCTGCGCCCTTGGGGTGCTCGCCCTCATCCCCCATGCAGAGCAGGAACCACCAGCCGCACCAGGCTTCGAGCGCCGTCTTGCCGGGGCCCGCGCAGGCCTGCAGGCTGATGCGCCGGTCCTCGATGCGCGGGGAGGCGAAGAGCAGCAGCGCCTCTTCCTGCCAGGCGTCGGGTTGCGCGTGCAGCTCGTCGGCCACGAACTGGAGAATGCCGCGTCCCTCGCGCCAGCGTTTGATGCGCCTACTGGCCGGGCTCACGCAGCAGCTCGCGCAGGATGAACAGGACCAGGATCATCCCGATGAGCCCCCACTCAGCGCGGGACAGCGACATCAATGCCGGCCAGGCGCAGCAGGTAGATCACCACGATCAGCAGCGCGACCAGGCGCACGATGATCTTGAACGGCGGCGACATCGGGATGTAGTTCTCGACCACATAGAGCAGCACGCCCACGACGATGAGCAGGATTAGTAGGCTAATCATTCGCAGCGCCTCCAATGACGAGATAACTCTCGGCCTCGAGGAACGCTTCTTCGTGCGTCATCGGTCCTGCGACCGTGCGCCAGCTCGCGTCCCCTCGGCCCCAGACATACACGAACCAGTGATCATCGCTCTCACCGATCGCCACGCGCAGGTTGGTCTCCTCGTGCCGGCCCATGACCTCGAAGCTGGTGTTGTCTTCCACTAGGCCTTCTCCCAGAAGCGCAGGGCGTCCATCACGCGGCGGTCGCCACACATCTCCCAGACCGCGAACTCGTCAGGCGTCAGCGTCTTGGGCTCGTGCGTGCCCACGCGAATCGCGCACCAGTAGACCAAGCGGCGGGGGAGATGCCAGGCGAGCCAGATCCAGAAGCGGTCCATCTACTCGTCCTTCCAGCTCTCGGCCAGAATCTGCTCGAGCGTGCGCGTGGAGTGGATCATCTTGATCGAGTGGCGGCCGTGGCACTTGTTCAGCTCGCGCGCCGCTGCCACGCGCGCGTAGATGTCGTGGTTCTGATTGCGCATGATGCCGCTGAGGATTTCGTCGCGCTCCTCGAAGCTGGCAATCGCCGGCCGCTGCACTTTCTCAATGCGCGCGTTGATGGCCCCTCGGATTCTAGGCTTCGCTAACATGCGGGTGGCCGTGACGCCGAGCACCTTGCGGTTCCCTGCGTAGCCGGCGAGCTGCACCGCCTGGGTCCCGTTGCCCTTGGCCGCGCCCAGGTAGGCCAGCACGAAGGCCTGCTCCTTGGGGGTGAGCTTGTGGCCGTTGCCGTTCCCGTTGGCCATCAGCGTCCGCGCTCCCGCATGTAGGTCCGGTGATCTTCCAGGGCGGCCTTGGCGGTCTGGGCCCGCAGCGCCGAGACCATGAAGCCGCAGGCGCAGCGCACCTGGCCCCGGAGGTGGACGCCGTTGATGACGATGGGCTCCACCCCCACCAGGCCATGTCCGGGGACCGTGAAGGGCAGCTCGGCTTCCAGGGTGCTGATGAGCTGATACTCCAGGACCGCATGCACGCGCCGTTCTTCCCGGGTGAGCTTCGCCTTCACGTCACTCCCTCTCGAACACACTGAAGCAGCGCATTTTATTGTTGAACCCTACCACCACCCCGACGCAGGCGACAAATCGGACACCCGTCCGGGGCGGCTGCGGGAGGACGTAGTGCAGCATGCCCACTCGCCCGCCGGGCTGGACGGCCTCCAGGCAGCTCTTGAGCAGCGCGTTGGGGCTGGGCAAGGAGGCGCGGTGGTTCGCATACTGGGCGGCGTCCAGGGCCGTGTACGGGGGGTCCGCGAGGATGGCGTCCCAGGGCTCGCCGCGCACATTCAGGGGCAGGGGCCCGGTGCAGTCGTGGAGATAGTCCGGGACGAGCGCCGGGTCCGCGTCGAGCGTCTTGTCGTAGGGGCCGAAGCCGCGTGGCTTGGCCGGATAGTCCTTCACCCGGCCGCCGCAGACGTGCAGGATCGGATCGTAGGGCGTCACCCCGAGCAGGGCCCGGGCGCGCTCCAGGAAGCCGTTGGGGTAGGCCCCGTAGTAGCGCACCTTGGGGCGGGCCAGGAGCCAAAGGTCGGTGATCGGGCGGTAGCTCACTTCTCCGGCTCCTGCGTGACTAGTTGGTAGATACGGGTTGCAATCGGCACCGCCTCTCTAGCCGTCAGCCCCGGAAACTGCCGTTGGAGATAGTCGGCTATCTGTCTAATGCGATCAGACTGGCCTGCCATCGCCAAATCAAGCTCCGTCGTCATGCCGAGCGAATCTCCTTCTCGGTGATCTTGATGCCGGGCGCTTGCTGGAAGCCCTCGCCCTCGCGCGTCAGCAGCCCGCTGCGCACGAGATCCGCCAGGTGCTGGCCCAGACTGCCACCGCCGCCGGGATCGGGGCCTGTGCGGGCCAGCTCGCGCCTGGTAGAGCCCACCGTGCGGGCCTCCTTGAAGTAGCCGGCGCTGATGAGCCGCACCACCCGGCCGCGCAGGGTCGTGCCGTCCACCTGTTCGACCGTGCGCTCGTAGCCCACGATAATCTCGGGCGTCTGCGTCAGCAGATGTAGCAAGGTGGGGTCGAGGCTGCACTCGTTGATCAGGCGCTTCTTGAAGCGTTGGTACAGCTCCTCCTCGTTGAAGAGCGGCATGCCCGTGGGGCCGTAGAGCTTGGCCGCCAGGACCTTGTCGGCCTT